ACTTCTCCTGGGTGGTGGTTGGAGTTCAAGGCAGACATGGAGGAGAACGGACGCAGCGGATCCACCATCAACCGAATCATTTCGGCTGGATCCACGGTCATGAACTTCACCAAACTGGCTGAGCTTCACAACTACTCAATGCCAAAGTTCCAAAGAGCTGAGGAAGGGGCAACCCGAATTGAGTGGTTCACCAAGGAAGATGTCGATCGTCTGGCTTTTCTTTCACGCGACCTCTATGGGGACCGTTGGGGAAACAACCTTGCAGACGCAATTCTCTTCAGCGCTTACACAGGGGTCAGGCAAGGCGAGCTTCTAAAGCTCAAGTCTTGCGACTACGACTCAGCACACGATCAAATCTGGATCGGTGGCAAACCCGGACGCCTGACGAAGAACAAAAAAGGGATCCGCAACATCACGTTGCACCCGAAAGTTCAGCAAATTGTGTACGACCGCTTAGACCAGGATTTTCTTTTTAAGGAAAACTGGAATAACAAAGACCAGCTTTACGCTGCGTTCGTAAAGGTCCGAAACGTTGCTGGCTTTAGTGATGACTACGTCTGGCATTGCCTACGCCATTCCTTCGGGACATGGATGGGTGCAGTGACTCACCCTCGAACATTGATGGAGGCCCTAGGCCACCGGACTATTGAGATGAGTCTTAAATACTGCAAAGCCACAGACCAGGCCGCCAGATCCGCCGTATTGGCACTCTAAAAGGGTCTGGCGTTTCCCGATTCAGCCCATTTCGCCCCCAATGTTACGGTATGTACTGCTCAGCCAATCGCTGAGATCCCTTGGGGGGCATGGCGGAACAGGTAGACGCACCAGACTTAAAAGCAACGGCGCGTTTGCGTGCCACATGCAAGTGAGGGGCCACTAGGCCCCTTTTTTATTGGCGTTTCAACGATTCCACCTAGCACACCATCTAATTCAAACATCTGATGCTTTTGGACTACCACGAAATAGACCCATCTCCGATGGCTTCTATGCAAGAAAAATGGCTTATTGAGAACGCTGAGATCGAGCTTTACGGGATGACCCGCAAGGCGTTCGACGAGATGACTCCGGATGTTTATGCCCGCTATCTGGCCGGTTATCAGGAGTTCGACCTGTGAGAAGCAAAGCACTCGCCGGAGGCTCATTCATTCCCGGCAAACCAAAGAAATCTCGCCAAGGCAACGGGACACATTCCAAACCACGCGGGTCAAAAAAGAAGTACCGCGGCCAAGGCAAGTAATCCACACCACCTATTAATCACCAATGGCTAATCGACACGTAATTGACACCACTCTTGAGGGGTATATCAACGTCTACGAAGACAGCGAAAAGTACAAGACTCGCAGCTTCAAGTACAAAATTCCTGCTGATGTAGTTCAGAAGCTGGAAGGAGAACGCGAAGAGTTGCTTGATTGGGCTAAAAGCAAATCAACTGGGCGAGTGCAAGAAGCATTTGCCCCGTGGGATGACGAAGGGTTGGCTGGCTACTCCTATGGAGAGGCTCGCCCAAATAACCCGATTCCTGTCTTTGTAGACACAACAGGGGAACCAGTAGAGATGAGCGTTTTGCGGGATATCCGTAGGGGTTCAAAGGTTCGGCTGATTATTCAGCACAAGCCCTACAGCTTGCCAGGAAAGATCGGCACATCAATCAAGGTGGTTGGTTGCCAGATCGTTGAACTGGTCACAGGCAATGGGGCTGTGGACTCAGGAGATCTTTCGGCCGAGGATATTTCATCGATGTTTGGGACGGTTGATGGCTTTGTGGCTGACAGCCCTGCCGTTCGACCTGCTGCTGTTGCCACTGAGGACAGCTACGACTTCTAGATATGAACTATCGCTCCGGCCTTGAGGAAAGGCTGGGGAAATATCTAGATAAACACGCAGTTCCCTACCTGTACGAGGTAGAGAAGTTCGACTACGTCACAAAATCGCGATACACCCCAGACTTTTTCTTACCTAATGGCGTAATCATCGAAGCCAAGGGGTTCTTCAAGCCCCGAGATCGCAGCAAAACCCTGGCTGTTCGGGAAGCACATCCTGATCTTGATCTGCGCTTTGTATTCCAGAGAAATAACACCCTAAGTAAAAAATCGAAGACAACGTATGGAGGCTGGTGCGATAAGCACGGGTTCCTTTGGTGTGTCTTCCCTGATATCCCACCTGATTGGTTCAAATGACACCTTCCATCACCAGTCTTCTAGTTGAAATCGACCTTTTGGTTGCTCGATTAGAAGATCGCTTTCCCAAAGATCTAATTCTTGATGCACTCGAGGAGTACCTCGCGATTGCTGATGAACTCGAATGAAAATGAATTTGTTCGGCACGAGCCTTGTCCTGAATGTACCTCTAGTGATGCTTTCGCTATTTACAGTGACGGTGGTGGTTACTGCTTCTCTTGCGGTTTCCACCAGAAAGGCACTGGATCCACCGATCTGCAACCAACAAAGGTGCGGCGGATGGTGAACTATACAGGTAACTTTGCTCGACTTGCTAAGCGCAAGATTTCCGAAGAGACCTGCAAGAAATTTAATGTTCGTCAAGAGGGGGCAGCACTGCGCTTCCCCTATTACTTAGACGGTCAGATCGTTGCTTATAAAGAGCGCGATCCATCAAAGAATTTCAGTTGGGTGGGTAAGAACGAAGGGCATCAGCTCTTCGGCCAGCACTTGTTTGGCAGCGGTAAGACTATCGTTGTCACCGAAGGCGAGCTTGATACCCTCGCCGTGTGGACTGCCCGCCCAAATTGGCCCTGTGTCTCCATTGCAAATGGTGCACATGGAGCACGCAAAGCTCTTCAATATCAGCTCAAGTATCTCCTTCAATTTGAAGAGATAATCCTCTGCTTTGATAACGATGAGCCCGGCCAGAAGGCCATCCAAGATTGCATTGATCTCTTTCCACCTGACCGTGTTTTTATCGGTACTGTGGGCGGCCACAAGGATGCCTCCGACGCATTAATGGCTGGGGATCAGGAAGCAATACGCCAAGCCGTTTACAAAAAGAGGCCTTATGTCCCTACTTCTCTTGTCGATGGACGTGATCTATTCGATCTCGTTAGTTCGCCGCTGCGAGGCCGCGATTGTGATTATCCCTACGCTGGCCTTAATGATCTCTGTGGGGGTCTTAGGCGTTCAGAGCTTGTCACTATCTGCAGTGGATCCGGCTGTGGAAAATCCACCCTCTGTGGAGAAATAGCCGTAAGCCTTATTAACCAAGGCGAAAAGGTTGGCTACATAGCACTTGAAGAGAGTGTGAAAAGAACTGGCCTACGTCTGATGACGGTGGCTGCTAACAAACCCCTACACCTCAACAATGAAATCCCTAAAGAAGATTTTGAGAGTGCATTCAGAAATACCCTTGGAAGTGGTCATGTGTTTCTACGGGATGGCTTTGGGAGTTGCGATCCCGATGTTCTACTCAATGACATTCGGTACCTCGTAAAGACAAACGGGGTTAATTGGATCATTCTTGATCACCTATCGATCCTAATCTCAGGCAATGAGAACATGGACGAGCGTAAAACTCTGGACTTGGTAATGACTAAGCTCCGCAGTTTCTGTGAGGAATGTAATGTGGGGATGATTTTAATTAGTCATCTTCGCCGTGCTCAGGGCGATAAAGGTCCAGAGGATGGAACACAGATCTCACTTCAGATGCTTAGGGGTAGCCATTCCATAGTTCAACTATCAGATTTTTGTATAGCCCTACAGCGAAACATAAGCGCAGGCGATAACCGTGCTGATCTGGTCGTGTTGAAAAACAGGCACACAGGCCGGACAGGGCCATGCGGGCAGCTTGTCTACAGCCAAGAAACAGGACGCCTACAAGAGGCTCTTGAGTTCTCAGACGATTCCACTAAGCCCACTGACTACACCGACTTTTGAAAATCGCTATCGAAATGACCACAGCAAACCACGCAGTCCTTTTTACGCAAGAAGCCTGCCTCCCTTGCACCCAAACAAAAGATTATCTTCGCGAGGTGTTTAAGTCTGACAATGACTTAGGCAACTACATCTCTGTGATGGATAAAAAAAATCACTCAGCCTTAGTTGAGTCCTACGACCTATCTCTTTATCCAGTCCTACTTATCGTTGGTCCCAATGGGCTTGAGCTTGATCGGGTCACAGGTGGGAAACAAATCCGCAACAACTTAAAAGGGATTCTGATCGCATTGCGAGCCAACTCTAAATGAGATTAGCTTTTGACATTGAGACGGACGGACTACTTCGTTCGATCACAACCATCCACTGTATTGTTGCCCGCGACCTCGACACTGACGAGGAGTATCGCTGGGATGATGACATCAGAACAGGGCTCGAGTTTCTGCTAACTGCAGACGAACTATGGGGCCACAATTTGGTGCAATTTGACTATGAAGCTATTAAATCTCTTTACCCTAAATGGGACTTCAAGGGTAAGACCTACGACACGTTGATCTTATCCAGGCTCTTCTTTACCGACATCTTGGATAGAGACTTTCGCTCTCGTCCAGCCAACATGCCAGCCAACCTTTATGGACGTCACAGTCTCGAAGCCTGGGGCCATCGCCTCGGACAACATAAGTCTGAGTTCGGTAAATCTCTTGCGGGAGATTGGTCCACATATACGCCAGAGATGCTGGAGTATTGCGCTCAAGACGTCATTGTTTCTTGCGCTGTTGCTCGGTTATTTGAGCCCAAGCTTGAAGCCTACAAAGACTGTATTGAGACTGAGCATAAGGTTGCTGCGCTTATGGCCTGGCAAGAGCGAGAGGGTTGGCCCTTCGATGTAAAGGCTGCTCAGGAACTCGAATCTAAATTAAGGACTGAACTCGACGTACTCTCAGACGAGATGCGGAATACCTTCCTCTTTGTTGATGGAGGTTTATTTACACCCAAACGTAATAACTCCAGTTGGGGTTACCACGAGGGTTGTGCAATGTGCAAACTAAAAGAGTTTAGTCCAACTAGCCGGGATCACATTGCGTTCGCTTTTGCAACTTTTAGAGGGTGGGAACCCTTAGAAAGAACAGCATCAGGTAGAGCCAAGATCGACGACACGGTGCTCCGTGAAATCGGTACGGAAGAGGCACTAAAGTTTGCCAGGATCCTTGAACTTCAGAAACATCTGGGACAATTGTCTGACGGCAAGAATGCCTGGTTGAAGCTTGAGAGAAAGGGCAAGATTCATCACTCCTGCTTCCTTAACACTAATACGTCGAGACAGTGTCATTCATCTCCAAATTTGGCCCAGGTTCCGTCTGCTAGTGAGTACCGAAAGTTATTCATTCCAGGTAAGGATCGGGTACAGGTGGGAAGTGACGCTTCAGGCCTCGAATTGAGGTGCTTGGGGCATTACCTTTCGCCCTTCGATGGTGGCAAGTTCGCCAAAGAAGTGGTCGAAGGTGACATCCACACCGTCCTAGCTGAGATCTATGGCACGTCCAGATCCGCTGGGAAGGGTGTAACCTACGCAACGATTTATGGGGCCGGCGATCACAGATTAGGCCTCACGGCTGGCGCCTCTAAGCGTCATGCAAGTGCCAAAGGAAAAGAGATCCGGAAGCGGATTATGGAAGGCCTAGATGGTTTTGCTGAGTTAAACAAAGCAATCCAAAGTAGAGCCGAAAGCGATGTACTTCGCGGGCTAGATGGTCGACCCATCCGCCTGCAAGGTAAACGCCATGCGGCCACCAATTACCTGCTTCAGAGCGCTGGAGCGTGCGTCTGCAAGCTTTGGCTCATCCGCCTGAACGAGATGCTCCAGGAAGCGGGCATTGATTATACGTTGTTGGGTTTTATCCACGACGAGGTTCAACTTTCGGTTGCACCTAGTCAAGTAAGGCAGGCTGGCGAAATTACTACTTATGCAATGAAAGACGTTGAATCAGCAGTTAAATTTAGATGTGCTCTCGACTCTGAGTTCCAAATCGGAACTAGTTGGGCCGACTGCCACTAAACAATGTCAAATATGCAAAGAGAACAAACCTCTTATTGGATTCCCTGATCAACCTCGAAACAGAGACAATCTGGATTCCCGCTGTAAAACCTGTATCCGTGGACATGCAGCATTAAGAAGACAGTTAAAAAGGCAGAATCCTCCACCTCCACCTGGACCCTGTCCTATTTGTCAGGCTCACACTGATCAATGGGTACTAGATCATTGTCATGATACGGATGCCTTTAGGGGATACATTTGTTCCTCCTGCAACTTAGGTATAGGTTGCTTGCATGATTCTCCAGTGATGGTGAAGCGAGCACTTAATTACCTTCTCAATTCCACTAAGCCAACCAATGCAAACTAAACTATTAATCGATGCAGACTTTTTCTGGTATCGAGCTGCATCAGCAGCAGAAGATGAACAGGACTACAGCCCTGATCTGACTGTGATTGTTGGTGACTTTAAACGGGGTAAACAGATCGTCAAACAAGAGTTAAAGAAGCTCACGACAAGGTTCGACTCAAATGATCTAATCCTTTATTTCACTGATACAAAAAATTTTAGGAAAGAGATTGACCCAAATTACAAAGGCAACAGGACAAAGAGAAAACCCTGTGGATATCTCAAGCTTAAGAACTGGGGGTTGGAAACTTATCCATCAATCATCATCCCGTCTCTTGAAGCTGATGATGCTTTGGGTATTGCAGCTACGTCTGGTGAGTTTGACAACTTTGTGCTGATCTCTCCTGACAAAGACCTGCAGCAAATCCCCTGCCGCCTTTTTAATCTCAAAGAAGAATGGACCGTTGAACCCAAAGATGCTGAGCGCAAACTCTACGAGCAAGCTTTGACCGGAGATTCTACAGATGGCTATATCGGAGCACCGACCATTGGCCCAAAGCGTGCCGGAATCATTCTCGACAAAGCTAAGGGCAATTACTGGCCTGCAGTAGTCAAAGCCTTTGAAAGTGTAGGCCTTACTTATGACGATGCCCTCCGTAATCTCCGCTTAGCCCGGATCCTCCAGACGGAAGACTGGGATGCCGAAAAACAAACGCCAATCCTCTTTACACCAAATGTCGAAGTACAGCCCTGACCATTACCAACTTGGAAAGATTGAGGTCTGGGACTTCATTGTTGACCAAGACATGGATTATCTACTCGGCAACGTGATCAAGTACGTCTGTCGAGCCGGTGCCAAGCCCGGCGAATCCCGAGAAGACGATCTACTTAAAGCCATCGCATACCTTAACCGAGCACTAAAAGATGTACGAACACCAGAAAGAAGCAGTGACCTTCAGGAAGCTGATGGATCAGCCGATCAACCATTTCGGCCCGTCCACGCTAGTAATGCAGCAACGTCTGATTTCTGAAGAATACGAAGAGTTTCTTGAGGCCCACTGTGAGGCTCTTGAATATATCCAGAACGAAAGATCAAAAGAAGCCTGTCTTAAAGAGTTGGCTGACTTGGTCTATGTTGCCTACCAGTATTCCGCTACCGCAGGCTGGGACCTCGATGAGGCCTTGACTCGTGTTCATAAATCTAATCTCTCCAAACTCGATGATGCCCTAAAGCCAATCAAGCGGGAGGACGGAAAGGTAATTAAAGGACCTAACTACAAAAAACCCAACCTTATTGACCTTGTTTAATGACTGATCGTTTTATTGCCCGCACCGGTCGAGTACAAAGTTGGCTCGACAATCCTGAATCAAAATTACCTGTTTCATGTACTTGTATAAATGTTAGTGACTCAATGTCGGGAGCTGATGGAATTGAGGCTGCCATTAAATTCTGCAGTTATGCCCTACGCCATGCTGCCGGAGTCGCTGTTCATTTATCTGACCTCCGTCCAAGGGGTTCAGAGAATGGAAAGGGTCTCTGCAGTTCTGGCCCAGTATCGTTTGCAAAAATATTTTCCGTCCTTAATGAAGTTCTTAGAAGAGGTGGATCCTTCCGAAATGGAGCTTGCGTTATTCACCTTTCTGCAGAACATGCAGACATCGAAGAGTTTGTAGATGCAACCCGCCAAGAACTACCCTGGGTGAAGAAATGTATTGACGTAACCCGTGAATCTTGGGACGCTTTATCAAAACGACTGCAAGACAAAATTCTTAAAGCCATCCAATCCGGTGATATCTGGTTAAACAAAATTAGTTACGATAGGTTTGGTAATAAACTTTTTGGTAATGTATGTTTAGAGATACGATTACATTCAAGGGGCTCGTGTTTGCTACAACACGTTCAATTAGGTGCATGTAATATAGAGGACTTAGTCCCTGCTTTTACTGCGGGTATGTCCCAACTCTGTGAGCTACATGGGAAGACTGGAGTTGGAGATACTGGTGAATATCTACCCTCCTGGAAAGATCGCCAAGTAGGCCTAGGTGTTTTGGGTTTAGCAAACTTTCTTCGTATTCATGGTGTTTCCTATCTTCAATTCGGTGAAGCGCTTAAGGCAGTCAATGACGGAACAGATACAGACATCACTCCTGCAATTATTATGGCGAGAGAGTGGGTTCGAGCTGTATCAGCAGCCGCGCAAATCGCTCGTTTTAACAAAATGGAAAGAGCGTTTACCATTGCCCCTACAGCTAGCTGCTCATACCGTTATAAAGATCTCGACGGATATACAACAGCACCTGAGATTGCTCCTCCTATTAGCAGGCATGTCGACAGAGATTCTGGCACGTTCGGTGTGGAGTCTTTTGACTACGGTCCGTGCGAGATTGCAAGCGAAGTAGGGTGGGATACATATAATTTAGTGGCAGACGAAATCTGCCGTACCTTTGAAGAAACAGGCCTATTTCACGGCTATTCATACAATACATGGAGTGACGTCGTGACCTACGACCAAGCCTTTATTGATAGATGGTTTGATTCACCTCAAACATCTTTATATTATGCGTTGCAGGTCCTTCCCGATACCCTCCGTAAAGATGACGCCGCCTCTCTATTAGAGGGTGACGACTACGCGGACCTCTTTGGATTTGACAGCGCAGAAGACCAATTATGTTCATCTTGTGCTGAGTAAATGTCTAACTATTTGAAAGTGATGTCCCGTAAGAGGACCTGGACCCCTGTCGCTGTTGACAAAGGCGAATTTAAAGCTGGCTCTGAGGATGCAATTTTTAGGGCACTGTCTCTTCGCACCCTTGAATTACCAGTTAAGGAGATGCTCTCCCAAGGATTAGAGCGAGACCTACCTGATGATCCTGGTGTCATCCCTGCTCTCCTATCAAACATGCAAGATGAGGACAAACATGACAAAGCCCTTGGCTACGTGGTTGCTGCTCATGGTACTAACGAACGGTATGAACGGGAGGCCGCTAACATCAGGGAGGCATGGTTACGTGACCCTTCCCACCCAATCCTTAAGACAGCGATCCTAGAAAGGTCTGTGTTTTTTGTATTACTTCCGCTGTTCAGATTTTGTGGAGATATGGGTCTTAGAACGTGCGCTTCAGATATATCGAGAGACGAACAGTGCCACGTTCTGCAACATGCAATGGTCGCTAAAGACCTTGGCGAAGTATCAACCCCAGCCCTTAATCGTCTTCGCAAGGCAACCGTGTCTTGGGTGATGGATGGCTTATCAACTAACACTGAGGACAAGTACCTTGACAAAGACTTCTGGCTTAAGCAAAGCGACAGCCTCTACGCCTCTGGCAAGGCTGCAGGACTTGCTGAAACGCAAAGGGCAAGGATGCCCAGCTTTTTTGAGACCTCGAATATAAACCTCCCTAAGTATGGATAATATCCTTCCCGGCAATTCATCCAACATCCAAGCTCTGGTCGATGAGCTGGATGAAGTGTATCCACTGATCAACCCCACACCTAGAGACAATGACAAAACGATCATGTATCGAGCTGGTCAGCGTTCGGTTGTGGAATACATTCTCGACAAATTATCATGACTTCCCCTTCCCCGCCAAAACCAAAACCAATAAATCCCTATGCAGGGATGGCGTCTGATGCTGATATTAAAAGAGCAATGGATGCTATTGGTATTAAAAAGTTAAAGAAGGACAAGGATAAGAGAAAAGTAGACGAATGGCTCTTGAATGAACGTTGGGATAAAGAATCACAGCGCAAGCCTTTTCAGAAAGCGCTGAAAAATTCAATACGAGATGGTGTTATTGATAAAAACGATAGGACACAATGGGCGCTTGATCAAACATTAGGTGCAGAAAGCCAAATTGTGTATGACCGTCAATCTAAAAAGCAACAAGACCAGTTGCAAAGTCAATATGACCAGATGACTGCTGATCAAAAAGCATCAGCAGAAGCACAACGAGAAATGATGGAAGAGATGATGAACCAACCGGTTTATATGCCTAAACAGCAAGGTATGCCAATGGTTCAGAAGCCTCAAGTAAAGGACGATCCACTCTTACCAGCTCCGGCCCCTAATACTCCAATGAGTATTGCTGCCCCACCTGCTCCAGAGTTGACTACTACTGGAAACAGGATGGCAATTGTGAGGACTCCTAGGTCGACACAAGCCCGCAAACGGAGAGCAACCCAAGGAACCTCTAATCTTACTAATTACTAATGGAAGCAAACGCCCAGGCCCGCTATGAAGCCTTGAGGTCAGACCGAGAACAATTCTTAGATGTAGCCCGTACATGTGCAAAGCTCACGCTTCCGTACCTTCTGACAGAGGAAGGGCACGCAAATGGTGAGCGACTGCCTACACCCTGGCAGAGCCAAGGAGCCTCCGGTACAAATGTACTGGCTGCAAAGCTAATGCTTAGTTTGTTCCCTCTAAATACCTCATTTTTTAAACTACAAATTAATGATGTAGAGCTAAAGAAGATCCCTGACGCAACTCCCGAGATGCGTAGTCAGATCGATATGGCTCTATCCAAGATGGAGAAAATGGTCATGCAGCAGATTGCTGAAACCACTGACCGTGTTCAGCTCCATGTTGCAATGAAGCATTTGGTGGTCACAGGTAATGCCCTTATCTATGACGCTAAGAAAAGCCTAAAGGTTTATCCACTGGATAGATACGTTGTTGCTAAAGACGGTGACGGTAACGTCCAAGAAATTGTCACTAAGGAGATTGTCTCCCGTGAATTGTTGCCAAAAGGTTTTCAACCTCTAGACACAGACAAGGACGTGAACGCCGTAGGCGAAGACGGACCTAAGTTTGGTGTGGCCTCTTCAATGAATAAAGGCCAAAGCGAAGACGCTGTGGTTTATACCCACGTCAAGTTTGAGGATGGACAACATAAATGGTATCAGGAATGTGACGGTAAAATGATTCCTGGATCTCGTTCTTCTTCACCATTAAGAACAACACCCTGGTTTGCCATTACCTTTAATAATTGTGATGGTGAAAGCTACGGAAGATCTAGAGTTGAGGAGTTCCTTGGAGATCTAAATAGCCTAGAAAGGTTAATGCAAGCAATGGTAGAAGGCAGCTCTGCTGCGGCTAAGGTAATATTTTTGGTATCCCCTTCATCTACAACTAAGCCACAAAGTTTAGCTCGAGCCTCTAACGGTTCTATTATTCAAGGCCGCCCAGATGATGTTGGCGTAGTGCAAGTAGGTAAGACCGCAGATTTTGGCACTGTTCAACAGATGATCCAAAACTTGACTCAAAGACTTGCTAAAGCATTTCTAGTTATGGATGGTTCTGTTCGTGACTCTGAGCGCACAACTGCCGCCGAAGTAAATGCCGTCGCACAGGAATTAAATGAACAATTGGGGGGAATATATTCCGGCTTGACTGCTACTTTGCTGCGGCCTTATCTAGCACGCAAACTCCAAGCATTACAACGCCAGGATGGTGTGCCCAAGCTCCCTAAAGGTTTGGTGTTACCTACTGTTGTCGCGGGCTTAAATGGTATTGGCCGTGGTCAAGATCGGCAAGCTCTTATGGAGTTTGTCACAACAGTTGCTCAAGGCATTGGCCCTGAGGCTATGTCTCAATTTATCAACCCCAGTGAGTTTCTCCGCCGTCTAGCAGCAGCTAGTGGCATTGAATCTCTTGGTTTGGTTAAGTCTGACGAAGAGCTTGGACAAGAGCGCGAGAAAGCACAAGAACAACAACGACAACAAACACTATTGGAACAAGCGGGACAACTGTCCAAGTCTCCAATGGTTGAACAAATGATGAATCCAGATGGACAACAAAACCCAAACAGCCAACAAACGCCGCCGAGCCCGCAAGCCTAATGGTGAGTTTCGAGGGGACAACCCAGATACCAAACTAAATCAAGCATGGGAGCCTACACCGATTGAACCGGCCCTCGCTGATAAATCAGTAGGTTATGGAATCAAACAAAAAGTTGTAGGAACATCCCAACCAACCGCCGGTAAGTATGGCAAAAAGGAAGCGATTCGTCCGACCTTTGGCAACGTAACTTCTACCACCTATTAATATGGCAAACCGCATGGCATTCGACCCCACTGAGGGTCCCACCCCCGAGCAACAGGCAGCAGAAACGGCAGCGCTGGAGCAGGGTGAAAAACTTATTAAGGCCCAGGAAGAGGACCGTGATCGACGTATGGCTCAGACTGATTCTGAGCAAGAAGATGTCTCTCTTATTGATGGGAAATTTAAATCCCAGGATGACCTCCTAAAGGCCTACAAAGAGCTTGAAAGCAAGCTAGGCAAACCTAAGTCTGAAGATGAGGAGGAGGACTCTGAGGAGCCTGTAGAGGCCTCTGAGGAGGAGGCAGAAGAGTCGGTAGAGATTAGTGAAAACGTCAAGACCTTTACAGACATTGCTACCCGGTTTGATGAAGCCGGTGGTCTAACCCAAGAGGATATGGAAAAGCTATCCTCGATGGATAGTAAAGAACTCATTGAAACCTACTTTAAATATCACGCAGTTCAATCAGCAAAGAACACTCAGGAAGTAGCAACGGCTCAGCAGCTAAAGACTATCCGAGATTCTGTTGGGGGTGATGAAGCCTATGGAGAGATGATCCAATGGGCAGGTCAAAACCTCAGCCCTGACGAGATTGAATCATTTAACTCAGTAGCCAACTCCAACAACGCAGCAGCTCTCTCCTTTGCTGTAGAGGCCCTCAGCAACCGCTGGAAGAGTGTTGAGGGTTATGAGGCTCCATTGGTCACAGGTAAAAAAGCCACGAGTACAGGCAAAGTATTCCGTAGTCAAGCTGAGCTAGGCCGAGCTATTGCAGACCCGCGCTACTCCACAGATCCTGCGTACCGTCAGGACGTAGAAAATAAGCTCGCCCGCTCTGGTGACCTTCTCTAATTCTCCAAAGTACGTTCACCCTTATGGGCGCATTACTCCATCTCATGGAACGGGGAGATGGTCTTTTGGAGAAACCCATGACAAACGTAGAAGTACGTGCAGCAGTCAAGGCTCAAAAGGCCGCTGCTAAGCAAGCAAAGCTCACCTATCGCGGTGTGTCTTATTTAAAAGTAGTGCCTACCCTGGGCAACTAATACAGGTACTTTCAGTCGCCTACCCTGGGCGATAATTAAATACAGGTACCTTCCGGTTGTAAAACCCGAGGGGCGGTTTATGGAACCCGGTTTCGGAAGGCCGGGTGTTCTTGACAGAGCTGGTGCGAAGAAGGGTTCGATTCCCTTCCTGTCTATTTCTTTGCCACTGCGGCCCCTTACGAGGGATAACCCTTTGGCGAAGCTTCGCTCAAGTTATAGAGCAATGACAATAAAACTAAATAACTCTAAGCGCTTAGAGGTTTGATTCATTAACAAATCTCTTAATTAACATAATGTCGTTTTCAGCATTTCAGGGTAATAACGTAGCCAATGGCTCACGTACACCCTCACAAAACTACGCCACACGGTACGCTACAGCCCTTACCCTGTTCTCAGGAGAGGTGTTCAATGCGTTCAATAGTGCGACGATCTTCAAAGGTCTTGTTCGTAACTATTCGCTCCGTGGAGGCAAATCTAAACAGTTCTTGCTGACTGGAAAGCTCGATGCGGGTTACCATACACCTGGCACACCGATCGGTCCTGATGCTGGATTGAAGAGCAACGAAAAGACAATCGTCATGGATTCGTTGCTATATAGCAGCCAGTTTGTTTATGATCTTGACCAAATTCTTTCTCAATATCAAAGCAGATCTGAGATCTCCAAGCAAATCGGCGAGGCTTTAGCCCTGCACTACGATGACCGTATTGCACGGGTTATTGCTAAAGGAGCAACCGAATCTTCTGTTGTTACTGGTGAGCCTGGTGGCTTCCAAGTTAACATCGGCTCGGGCAATACTAATAGTGCCCAAGCAATTGTAGACGGCTTCTTTGAAGCTGCTGCAGTACTTGATGAGCGCTCAGCCCCCCAAGACGGCAGGTGCGCGATTCTCTCGCCAAGACAATACTATTCGTTGATTAGTTCTGTCGATACCAACATCCTGAACCGTGAAATCGGTAACACCCAGGGTGACATGAACTCAGGAAAAGGCCTGTATTCTATCGCCGGAATTCGTATCTATAAGTCCAATGTATTGGCTAACCAGTACGGTAAAACTGCAACTGATAACGCAGCAATTACTGGTGAAGAAAACAGCTATGTAGTTGATAACTCCAACCTTGCCGGATTGGTATTCCATAAGGAATGCGCAGGCACTGTTGAAGCTATTGGCCCAAGCATCGAAACAACCTCTGGTGACTTTAACGTCAATTAGGCGTCCTTATGCAGCAATGTATATGTGCAATCGGATGAATTCAGGGAAACCTAAGGCAAAAGCTAAGGCAATCCTGAGCTAAGCCTCTCAAGCGTGAGAGGAAAGTGCAACGACTACATGGTGCAACACGCTTGTTGCGTAATACATGGATAGCGTCCGACACCCCAAGTGGGTGAAGATATAGTCTGGGCCATATCGAAAGATTTGGAATAACTGCCAATACCAGGGTGATTTGATTGTGGGCAAAATGGCAATGGGTTGTGACACCTTGCGTGTCTCCGTTGCTGGTTCACTCCAAGCTGCTTAATAAATAACTCCTTGGACCTTCGGGTCCTCGGGGCTTCTCATTCCCTAGAAATAAATGACAACTAAAACAACAACCTTATCCGCAGTAAATAGGATTCTTAGCAATGTTGGTCAAGCACCAACGACAGCACTGACAACAGGTAATCCTCTAGTAGAGATGGCTGAAGTAGTGCTAGCTGAGGTCAACATTGCGGTTCAGTCTGAGGGCTGGATTTTTAATACTGAATATGGCTATCCATTCACACCTGATTCTTCTAACAACATTATCATTCCTGACAATGTATTAGCACTAGATAGCAATGGTCTAACCAATGTATTTCTTGTTATTCGCAACGGGAAGCTATATGACAAGGCTGCACATACCTATACCTTTACAGAAAAGCAGTCACTTGATGTGACCTGGCTCTTTGACTTCGAGGAGCTCCCCGAAGCAGCCAAGGAATACATCACCATCAGGGCCGGCAATGTATTTGCTGGGCGTTCTGTGGGCTCCTCTGAAGCTGTTGCATTTGGACAGCGGGAGGAAGTTATGTCCCGTGCAACTTTGATGGAATACGACACCCAGCAGGGTGATTACAACGTCTTTAACACCGAAGACGGTTACACCACATACAACTCATATCGACCTATTAACACACTTGCAGGATATTAATGTCAGCTATCTCCCAAACTATCGGCAATGTCTTGGGGGGTATGAGTGCCCAGCCTGACTCTGTGAAAATACCAGGACAGGTAAGACATGCTACAAATGTATATTTAGATCCAACCTTTGGATGTACTAAACGTCCAGGCACCCAATTCATTAAAAACCTGGGTTCCAATATCCCAGCGGATGCTAAATGGTTCCCCATTTTTCGTGACAACAATGATCGATTTGTTGTCTGTTCTTATAAACAAACAGGCGGTCCCCACGCCTTACGAGTATTTACAGCAGATACAGGTGACGAAAGAACAGTCACTATGCAGGGTAGCGCAGCAGAATACATTGCTGTATTAGATGTCAACAACCTTCGACCCTTAACAGTTAATGACTACACCTTTTTAGTTAACTCTGAAAAAGATGTACTTATGGATGCTGCTTCAACACAAGCTGTCACCCATCAAGGTTTGGTCGTTATTAATCAGGTTGGTTACAACACAACCTACGCGGTTGACTTTCTCCGTGACGGTACTTCACTACAACAAGTCCAAGTCTATAAGGCTTCATCAATTTCTGTATCCCCAGCTTCCTTTGAGGACCTGACAGACAACGGGGCTTGTGGTGATACAGGTATTGCAAACTTTGTTGAGAATGCAGACAGTGGTTCAGGCACAGGCCTAGGTTTTAGGCTCGACGCCACCTGTAATCCAACGCTTGTTACTACACAAGTGGAGGGGCAAAAGTATCCAACACGTTTGGAGCACTTTCAAGGATTGGCTCCTGGTGTCCAATATGGTCGTCAGGTCTGGGGCTTTCAACAGCATGGTCTTGCTAACCAATATGCAGAAGGTTCATATCTCTACTCAGATCACTTCCAAGCAACAGAAGCTGGAAATATAAACTACCGAGTAGAACTACGGGTTAACTATGGACAAGAAGATCGTAATGGCAATAGGCGGGCTTTTTATAGTATCTCTAGTGTAAGTGTACTTAACTACACACTAAATCAACCTGAAGATGCAGAGCAATGGAAGGAGGGTATCACTTGGATCGATGGTGGGACAACTGCTACTGATATTATTGTCAATCCTTTAAACTCAACAATAACACCTGCTGGGTCAAGTTACGGCCTACAGATTAATGTTATTGGCGTCCAACAAGCTGATGAGTCAACCCAATACGATTATAAGTCTGTCTACAAAGTCAGGGCTACATTAAATAATGGTGGCTTTAATTGGAGTGTTGGAGATACAGTTACTGTTAACCACGCAAATCGTCAATACATCATTACAGTTGAAGATACAGTCTTCGGGTATTCTTATGAATCGGAAGCTTCTGCATCTTATACAACACCGGCAGATACAGCTTCAGGTACCTTAAACGTAAATGACATTGTATCTAATCTAGTCACATCTATTCAAGCATTAACCAACTATACGGCTAGACCTATTGGTAATGTCATTGTAATTGAAAGGACAGACAACAGAGACTTTAACTTAATGACTCGAGGTGGTACTGCTAATAACGCCTTGTATGGTCTGAAAGATGCTGTCAATGATGTTTCACTATTACCACCACAGTGTGAGGATGGCATTCGTCTAAGAGTTGCTAATACAGAAGCATCGGATGCTGATGACTACTATGTTCAGTTTAAAACTGAAGGTGGCATCCCCGGACAAGGTGCTTGGGAAGAAACAGTCAAAGAAGGGATCGCCACAACCCTAAATACATCAACCATGCCGCACGCTCTCATCAGAGAGGCAAACGGTAACTTCACCTTACGACCATTGACGAAAGAGTTTGATGAAGATAATTTTTGGCAACCAAGAAAAGTAGGTGATCTAACTACCAACCCCGCTCCTACCTTTGTCAATAAAAAAATTCGGGATGCCTTCTTCTATCAGAACCGTCTTGGCTTTTTAAGTGACGATACTGTTGTGATGTCACAAGCTGGGGATTACTTCAACTTTTTCCAGGGCTCTGCCATTGCTATCAGTGATGCAGATCCTATTGACATGTCGACCTCAACCACGCGGCCAGCAAAGCTCAAAGCTGCTATTGGAACACCAGCGGGTCTCTTGCTATTTGCAGAGAACAGCCAGTTTCTTATGAAGTCTGAGGATATTGCCTTTGGCCCCGCCACGGTAAAGATCGACGAAGTCTCTAACTTTGCATATAAATCTACAATTCATCCTGTAGAGACTGGTGTATCTATCCTCTTTACAACTGAGAGTGATACATATTCTAAAGTATTTGAGCTGGCTACAGACTCTCTTACTGCAAGACCACAGATCACAGACAATACCCGTATTGTTCCTGAGTTAGTACCACCTAATCTAACTCACATTGTTTCTGTGCCAAACCAATCTCTTGTAATTATGGGAGATGGTAGCGAAGTACTTTATATTTTCAAATTCTTCAACACAGGAAATGAACGACAGCTTGCTGGTTGGACAACCTGGGAAATGCCTAGTCAAATTAAACTAGCAGCCTTTGACCATGATACTGGTTTCTTTGTTGGTAGGAATGGATCTAATACTATTCTATCTAAACTTGAACTCTTAGACGATCCAGATAGCTCTCCAATTAGTGCCTTAGGTAGTCGTTTCCAACCACGCCTTGACCATTGGATTGATGAAACCTCAGTCACAATTGTCGACCTGCCTGATGGCACAATCAAAGTCTATGTCCCGTCTGGAGTTGCTACGAGTAGTGGAACACTATTCCTAGCTGCTACTTACGAAGGCTCTGAAACTTTCTATGTGAGCGGCGATATACAAACCGATGCCACAGGTAGTTACTTTATTGTCTCCAACAGGTTAAAAGAGTTTGACGTAATTGTTGGTGTGGGATATGAAATGAAGGTTGAACTCCCATCTTTCTATGTCAAAGAAGAGAAAAGGGCAGATAGACGTAACCCACCTATGGTTGAAAACGTCTATATCAATGTGTTCATGTCTGGCCGATATGATTGTGATGTAACTCAAAAAGGTTATACAACCAGAACAATACCTCTTGAGGTCGTTCAGGCTGATATTTACGAAGCTGATACGGCTTCATTACAGGAAGATGGAATTAGAGCCATTGGTGTCTATGGCAGGGGTGATCTATGTCGCCTAACGATTAAGGCTGATGGTCCTCTTCCTGCTGCATTGACCTCCTACTCATGGGAGGGCCACTATTCCACCCGAGGTATTGCTAGACGATGAAACCACAACTCCGTAAAGCCACTATTGAGGATGCCATTTATGTATCTCAGAACCTACGCCCTGCTGACTTATCAGAAATTAAAGGTTTAGGGCGTACCCCTTTTAATTGTGTCTTAGGTGTTCTTTTATGTGAGGACACCTTTGCCTTTACCAACTACAACGGTGATTTAGCAGGAATTGGTGGAGTTATACCTGATAGTGACGGGAACGCCGGTATCTGGACTCTCGCTACTCCTGCTATAGAAACAATGGGTTTAACTTTTTTTAGGCGAGCTAAGCAACATATAGAAGTGCTTACAAAACCATACAATATGGTGTACGCCTTATGTGATTCAAGGAACAAATTACATCATAGGTTTCTTAAATTTCTAGGCTTCAAAGCCTTAAGAGCAATTCCACAACCACCTTTCAATATTCCATATTATGAAGTAGTAAAACTATGTGCGAACCAATAAGCGCTGCAGCAACAGCCACATACATCGTTGGTGGTATTACCACTGCTGCCTCAGTTGGGATGGGGATCTATTCAGCCAATATGCAGGCTTCTCAAGCAGGTGCTCAAATGCGGCAGGCACAAATGAATGCCCAACAAAATGTCGCGATGACGAATCAAGCTCAGATGTTGCAAGCCGCCCAGCAACGTTCTCAAATGGCTATGCAGCAGCAGCAGGCTCAACAACAGATGCAGCAGTCTATGCAGCAGAACTTTCAGAATCAGCTATTAAGTCAGCAGCAACAGGCAGCACAGCTATCTCAACAGCAGAGTTTGGCTTATGATTCTCAAAGGTTAAACCTACAGCAAAGTCAAGCAAATAATCGCTTGCAGATTGAGCAGGCTGCTGAAGGCCGAAATTTACAGATCCAACAATTAAACAATGCTTTAAAAGATAGATATACGCAACAACGTGAAGCAGTTAAGCGTGAGCGAGATATGCTCATGCAACAAAATCAGACCGATCGTCGTGTTTATCAAGACCAACAGGAAACCGCTACTAAACAATCAATAGCAAATGCTGAAGCTGCTAATAGAGTTTATATGGGAGAGCAGTCTCAACTTTCAGAAAAACGTAAAGAGGCTGCATTTAAAGCACAAACGATTCTGGCTAAATCCATCGGAGCCAAGGGTTCGATCTTAGCCACGGGGCGTACAGGCCAGTCTGTAGGCCTTCTAGCTTTGGATACAGAGCGACAAGCCGGAAGAGATGTTGCGGCCACAGAAGCAATGATGAAGGCTGATTATGACACCGCTCTAATCAACATGGACAACGCATTCCAACAAAACCTTGAGGGGAATCGACAGGCTGAAAGCAAAGTTGGATTTAACCCTGAAATGCCTTATCTACCTCAAATGCCTGAAGTACCTAACTTTGTTGGTTTTGAGATACCTACCTAACTATTCCAGTCTACGGGCTGGCTTTTTAAATGTCACGAATTTACCAAGGCGGCCAGTCCAATTCTGAATACAAAAGCAAGGAAAGGCGTGTAAGATACAACCCTACATCACAAATTTCTAATCAACAAGCAATTCTAGATGAAGGAAAAAGAACACAACGTAATTTAAAAACACAAGACCGAGAACTTAAAAGAAAAGCCGATACACAGAATCTTGAAAGGCAATCAGCCGATAAGGTTATTGCGTCAACTCTTAAGGATGAACATGATCTAGCTGCCCGTGAGCTTAAACTTGAGCAACAAGTAGATTCAGCCAACAATGAAATTAGCAGAATGCTTGCTGAGTCTGATCTTAAGATGGGTCAGACCTCTGAAAGAGGTGCGGTTAGTATTGAGCAATTAAAAGATAAGAATGCTCTGCAATACAAAAATATTATTGAGAAAAATTCTTTAGAGCTTGAACAGCTTAAAGAAACTAATGCTCTTAAGTCTGATCACGCAGCCAAACGTGCTGACAACAACCTACAACTGCAACACATGCAGTTTAAGGCCAATGTTGATAATGCTAATTTTCAAGTAGTTAAGACTGCTGTAATGGGTCTTATTCAATTTAGTGGTCAGATCTATAAAGATCAAGCAGCCTTAATAGATGAAAGAAATGAAAAAGAAAAAAATGCCTTAGAAGGACTTCCTCCTGGCGTTCAAGTTGATGGAAAAGTACATGGCGCATTAATAGACGATGCCCAAATTGATATCGAAAATAATGCACGCGAAGCTGGTATCCTTGAGTCTACAAACAGCACAATTGAAGCCCAACAGTTAAGGGCTCCTGCTGTACGTGTTCAGACCGCCCGAGCGAATGCACAGGCAGATATTAGAACCAAAGGTAATAACTACTCTGCCACTTTAAATGGTGCTTTGGACTCAAATGAAACCAAGGTCCCTTTCCGTGGTCAAGAGATGAGTATTCGTGACATGATCTTTGCGGGTGCTACTGAAGAAGAGGTTTTTGATGCTATTGAGGACATTGGTGTTGTTATTAATAATCAACATAAACTTACGATGGCTGATGGTCCTGAAGCAATACGCTCTTACGGCAATAAGGTTCGGCAGGCAAATAGTAATGCTAAATCAAGGTGGGGAGCAGTTGTAAGTGCATATACAAAATCAGCAGCAGTCGATGCGGCAAAAAATGATACAGCCGCTCATATTGGTGCAGGAAAGTATCAACTTGCTTGGGAAGCCATCAATAAAGGTTATTACACAAGTGGTGCCTTTGATCGCAAATCAGTAGGTGAACGACAATTGCAGGCAGTAAAAGATAGTTTAGAGCTGATGGATGCAGATGATGCTACAGCCATGCTCGATGTCCTTAAAGTTAAAGACAACCCAGGCACCCGTTTTGGGGATGATAAAACTTATGGCCCTATTATTCGTAAAGCGATCGCAGAAAAGTTGGCACCTGATGGTCTTCAGTCTAAACGTGCTGCTGCAAAAAAGCTTGAAATTGAAAGTGTTATAAAAACTCTTGACCTTCAGTTAGCAGATACAACAGACCCAGACAAATCCCTTGAATTACGTCAGCAAGCAAAGAATTATTTGATACAAAACTATTCTGGTAATCCTACTGCAGAATCTGAAATTGCTGCTCTTACAACTGAAGGTAAAACGTCTGAAGCACTCAAATTAGAAGTACAAGAGCACATCAATGATGGAAGACCACCATCTATGGCCGATGTGGTGGCTTGGGAAAAAGCTGGTGCGCTTGACCCCACATTTATTACAAAACTTAAAACCAAAGTCAAGTTACTAGATGAAGTAAATATTGAAATGAAGGCCGCTGGCTTCGGTAATATAGAAGCTAAGTTAAGTACGGTAATTGGTAAAAATTATGTTGCAATGACTAAAGGAGGTATCACTGATATTGGCTCTCAAAAAGCAACTCAAGCTATAACTGCTCGCCAATTGGCTCCCCGTGTCGAGGATGAGATGAGGGGGTTTATCGCCCAAATTCCAGCCGATTTACCACAAGGTGAAAAGACCAGACTTATTGAAGGGAAGTATGCAATTGTAATTAAAGAAATTGCTGATATTTTAGGTGACGAAAAGATCAATGCTTTTGACACAGGCGGGTTTAAATTCGAGCTTCTAGGCGATGACTTTGGAGCAATCCCCCGCATGGGGCAGATTAATAGCGTTACAGGTCGAATGGTCTTTCCATATACCAATGTCGCAATTGAACAACTACCCTCCGGAGCATCTTCTGAAGATATGATATTATCAAACACTGCCTTTTTAGCTGATGCAGAAGTGTGGAACAAAGGTGGAAATAATTATTCTGAAAGAACACTTAAAGCTGCCAAACGATTCAGAATAACCCCTAAAGCGTTTGTTGAAGCGCAAGCCATTGCTAACGGTAGTGAGAATATTTTTGATGGCATTTCAAGGAATACAGAAGTGAATTTTTCATCTCCACAAACTACATATAATACTTTTCAAGCTGCAGGTTTAACAAAAAACGCTGCTGTAAAATTTGGTGATCGTGTCAGCACTATGAGTATAGATGCGGTTGATGATGCGATTGCTAGTGATCCTATTCGATTAGAAAGGGCTACAAAGTTTCTTGGTATGGATTTTGCCAAAGCAGAGCCTCGTCAAAAGCTAGAAGCTTTAATGAATGACATTAAAACCTTTGACCGTAGCAGCTATCGCATTCTTAGAAACCCTTTATCTGGGGATATACAAATTAACCGGTCTATTGATGAGTATTTTAAAGGGCAGCAGCCTATTGATTTTCCTGTTATTGATACCCGTATCTCTAACGGACAAGCCAACGCTTTTCAGCATAGGGGCGTGTCTACAACTACATTTTTAAGTGCAAGTGTCCCTGGTGGCTATGGACCGGCCATTGCAGCAGCAGCATCAAAGCATTCTGTTGACCCAGGTATTTTGGCTGGTCTATATCATCAAGAAAGTCAATACTTACCAGAAGTAATAGACGGCACCCGTGTGAGCAGTACAGGGGCTCAAGGAATTGCCCAAATCATGACTGAATATCACCCCGGTGTTAACCCTCTTAACCCTATTGAGGCTATCGATTACGGCGCAAGCTATCTAGCTAGATTGCTCAAGCGTTATAACGGTGATTACCGTTTAGCTCTTACAGCATATAACGCTGGTGAAGGCAACGTCGATAAATATGGTGGACCTATCCCAGGGAATGAAGAGTCAATGGAATTTGCAGGCCTTGTATTTGGTCATGCACGTACTTATGGCTGGGGACAATAAACAAATTTAGATGATCCGTCGGTACGCCTTCTGATCATCAACTATTTTCTCATTATAGTTTAATCCTAATGGATGATCGTACAGAGTATCAAAAGTGGGCGGATAGCTTACCCGGTATGCCGGATAAAGAGCAACAGACCCAAGAATCTTTTACCCAAGAACACGCAGCCCCAGAAGGCGCAAACATTATTGAGCCATCCCAGCTAACAGTTGAGGATATTGAAGGACCTGACAAACCACCAGAAACACCCCCACCAGAAACCCCTACAGAGGAGCCACCGGCTGAACCTGAAAAATCTTATGGGGAAAAGGCTTTAGAGAATGAATCAGTAGTAGACAAATATGTTAAGGATGGTCTTGCATTTATCAAGGATGCATTTGATGATCGTGACTATGATGAAATTCGAGAGGAAGTCGATGCTGCTGATGTAAGGCGTCTCGACAACCAGAACGTTTTTAATAAGACCACAAGTGAAGCAGAAAGGGCTATTATGCCTGTCCTGACTGCCCCTATTAACTCTGCAGCTCAAGTTAGCAAGCTCGTACTAGATACGGCAGGGTCTGCTTTAGGTATGCGTGGTGATGAACCATCTCCTTGGTCCTCTGAATATGAGGGAGCAGAGTTCAATTTAGTTGGTGCTAAGCCTGTTACTGAGATAGGTGAACTCGGAGCTGCACTTCTAGGCTTTATGAGCAACGCTAGAGTGATTAATGCAGTCATTCCTGGTGGCCCTTCAGTAGCCAGCAAGCCTGGTTTTATTGGTAAGGTTCAAAGGAAGTACAGAAATTTTACTGTAGGAGCAGTAGCTGATTTAGTTTATACACCAGGGGATGGCAACCTTATCAACATGGCCCAAGATACCGAATTTTTAGGTATTGGTAAGATTATGAAGGAGACTGGTTTCCTTAGTGCTCTTGCCCATAAGGATGAAGATAACGAATACATTCGCCGTATAAGAAATATGGCTGAGGGCGGCATTATGGAACATGCTGTGGATGGTATTGATCTTACTTATAAAGCATTTAGAAAAGTCTTTGGGGATATCTTTAAGCCTGTTATGGATGCCCGTAAAATTTCTGCCAAAGAACTCCCACCTCAAGTTACCGAGGCTGGTGAGATTATCTTTCAGGAAATTACAAGCTTAGATGATCCGCAGCTAGCTCGCCAGGCCGGAGAGGTTTTAAAAGAACTTGAAGAACTAAAATTAAAAGTTAAGGGTGATAAAGTAGCCGAGCAAGCAATTGAAAATGCAAAAATTATCAATAAACAGCTTGAGCTAGATATGTCATCAGGCCCACGTCAGACAGAGATGGGGGATCTACTAGGTGATCCTGTATTTAAACCCATCCATACTCGCCGTCCTGGGTATGAACAACGTAAGGCTGAAGATGTGGCAAATAGTGGGACTAAAGAACGGCAACTCTATGAGCCCAATGAAAGATCAGGCAAGTCTGCTTCTTACCCAGTAAGAGGTGTTACTGCTCAACAGGCAGCACAGCCAGAATTCGGCTCTGCCTTACCTAGGGTTTCAACCGATCCAATCATGACTGAGGCCCTTACTAAACAGCTAGATGCTGATGGTGGGGATACATCTGATATTGTTAAACAGTTATTACCAGAAGAATTTCGTCCTGAAATGGATGAATTTAGGGCTACAAATAAACGCAATACTCCAGAGGCAAAAGCTAGTATTGCAAAATTACGAGGAGATGTAAGAGCAGGTAAAGACCCGATTGAAGCGCTTCACATGGTTGCTCAAGAAGGTGGATTACCTATGCCAGTTATTCGTACTATTTGGGGTGATGCAGCAGGTAAAATTATTCTCCAAGATCTTGCAGGTCAGATTAGAGAACAAGTTCCTCTTTATCATGAAATTATTTCTAAAGGTGGGGATGCAACTCGTCAGGCCAATATGTTGCTTGACAAAGTTAAAGCTGTAGGTAAAGAAGTAATTCGCGGACGTAGTATTAAGGGCTCAGCTCTTGCTGCTTTAAGATCTGAAGATCCTATCGAACGGCTTATAAGACGAGTCGACGACGGGGAGTTTGATGTTCCTGCAGTTCCTGATCTTAAAACAGAAAAAAAGCTAGGTGAATACGACAGGCAGTGGGAGGAAATTCGTCAAGGGTTAATTACAGGGGATCCAAAGGCTGTCGAAACTATGGATGTTTTATCAGAAGCTTTGGTTCTTAGTGACGGTAATCCAGAAATGGTTGCAAGCTTCTTTGCCAATGCACGTCAAATGGGTGTCCAAAATTTCAGAACAACTATGTATAACGCATACTTGTCTTCTGTGAGGACCCATGAGCGAAACATTTTAGGGACAGGTTTTAACGTTACTGCCAAACCCCTTTTAGTGGCAATGGGGTCAATGTTTACTCCTCATTCCGCTA